GGGGAGTGTTTTTAGAGAAATGACAGTCACTGTCAGTTTTCCCAAGCGGATCCTGTGCTCCACTGGCATGTGCCACAAGTCACAGCACTCGATGTGTTGTGCTTGGGTGGTCGTGTGCTACGATGGGGCCGCAAGCAAACCGAGGAAGGAGCTACCGATGAGTCGGCTGCCGGTGTTCGAGGACACCACATGGAGCTCTGCTCGCCATAGGGGCAAGCTGCAGTGGTACACCGATGTCACATGGGCTGGTTGCGATTATCGCATTGTGTTGACGTTGGGCACTAAGAAGGTTTATGTGGATTTGTTTTCGGGCCGTGCACGCCGAATGACGATGATAGCCGACATGTTTTGTACTCGGCTTATCGACCTCCAACGCTTCGCGTTTGATAGTGTGGTTTACTATCTTTCGCAAGCAACGCCCCTTGTGGACGCTATTCAAGATCCGCTGCCTTATTGGCAGCACTGAACAGAAAGGCGACTCTGATGAGTGCTGAGATGACCGTTACCGGCAACCTGACCCGCGACCCCGAGACCGCTAAGACCAAGTCCGGCGAATTGATTGTTCGCCTTGGTATCGCCGCTACTCGCCGTCAGTTCGATAAGAAGTCCGAGGAGTGGGTTGACGATGGTGAGCCCCTTTACCTGAACGCTTCTTTCTTCGGCGATTCTTATGAGTACATTACGGGTCTCGTTGGTAAGGGTGATCAGGTCACCCTTTCGGGGACGCTTGTTCTTCGTGAGTGGAAGTCGAAGAATGGGTCCGGGCAGTCCCTTGAGATTCGTTTCCCTAAGTTTCTTGGTTACATGAAGAAGGGGGATCGTTCGACTTTGGCTAACCCGCGCCGCGCTTACCGCCGCTGATTCTACCCGCTTGGAGGGCGTCACACTTTCATTGTGTGGCGCCCTCCCCGTTGTTTTGTGGTATACTATTAGAGTGATTAGAAAGGAGACCGCCAATGGCTAGGCTTGAGAAGCCGACTGACCTTGAGGGTTGGCGTGATTATGCTCGTCGTCTTGAGGCTCGAGCCTCGAGGAAGATCAGTAAGATCCGGCAGGGGACGTACGCCCCGTCCGTCCTCCGCCCTCTGAAGGAGGCTACGCATGGCGCAGGAGGCGTTGACATCGCCCACACGGCCCTAGATCCGCGTAAGGGTACTCCCCTAGTGGGACGCATGACTAAGGCCCAGGTAGAGGCTCACGCGCACCGGCTGGAGGAGTTCATGGCTCCTAATGTCGCCTACTATCCTTCCCGCTACGGGGATCCCATTTCCGCTAAGAGCATGCTCCGTTACGTGTATGCTCAGAAGAGGAGTAATGAACATGCTAGGGAGTTCTATCAGCGTGTTGGGGGTACTGAGATTCCTTGGAGGGGTTTGAAGCCTTTCTCAGAGGTTTACGACATCAAGAACCCTTATGCCCATAAGGGTGATGATGCTCGTTTGTACGCTGAGCGTGAGCCCTATAAGGTGCAGACTTTCACGAGTGAGAGGGCCGTTAAGATTCTCACTGAGAGGGCTCGCGAGGTTTCTACTACGAGAGCTGATAAGAAGTTGGTGGAGGGTATTAGGAACAATATTCGTAAGCTTACGGAGAGTTCGGGTAATCCTGAGCTGAAAGCCTTGGCGGATCTTCCTGATGATTTGCTTCTGGTTTTGTGGACGGTTGATGATGAGTTCATTTCGGGGTTGACATTCCGTTACGAGGGGAATAAGGAGTTCGATTCTGATCGAAATTCCCCTGATGATGCGTTTACGGCTCAGAGTGAGGATCTGTTCAATGGAAAGGATGCTGTCGGCTATGCCAAGAAGATGCAAGTCCGCCCTATCCGATGAGAGGCAGATTCTTTGTGCGGATTTCGAGACTACAGCTGATATCCCGGATGATGGGCAGCTTCCCGAGTCCACTAGGGTTTGGCTGTGGTCTGTTCGGAATGTTGATGACTGGAATGTCAATGTGATCGGGTATACGATCGATGAGTTCATGCGTTCCATTCTCGTTGGTGTGAGGACGGTGTTCTTCCATAATCTGAAGTTCGATGGAGGGTACATTATTGATTGGCTTCTTCACAATGGTTTCCGTTGTAATGACCCGAATGTTGCGAAGGGGGCCCCTCCCCCACTGTCGTTCACTCCCATCATCTCCTCAGAGTCTCAGTTCTACAGGATCTGGGTTACTACTGAGGAGGCTGATGTTATTTTCATGGATTCGTTGAAGAAGATCCCCCTTTCCGTCCAGAGCATGGCGGGCGCTTATGGTCTTGAGATGAGCAAGGGGGTGATCGATTACGTCACGTACCGTGAGCCGGGATATCGTCCGACGTTCGAGGAGCGTCAGTATGTTCGTAATGACACGGGCATTGTTGCCGAGGCTCTTCGTCAGCAGATCGCTGAAGGCCTTACTAGTATGACGGCTTCTTCGGATGCTTTGAAGTGTTTCAAGGAGGTTGTGGGGTGTAAGACTTTCAAGAAATGGTTTCCGACCCTTTCCGTGGAGGATGACGCTAAGGTGCGGGCGGCTTACCGTGGTGGGTTCACTTATGCTGATAGTCGTACGGCTGGAGTTGTGCAGGGTGCGGGTATGGTGCTTGATGTTAATTCCCTGTACCCGTATATCATGTATTCAAGACCTCTCCCCTACGGGAAGCCTGTTGAGGTTGATATTCCTCCTGAGGAGATCTCTGAGGATTATCTTTGGGTTGCCACTTTTTGTTTCACCGCGAAACTTAAGGGGCGGGGTATCCCCTGCATCCAATTGCGGGGTTCGCATAGGGCTAACCCCACGGAGTATCAGCGCGTGGTGGATGAGCCGACTGAGATGCGTATGACGAACGTTGACTGGAAGCTCATCAATGACATGTACGATGTGAACCTATACAGCTACAGTGACGTCACCGTGTTCTACTGCCGTGTAGGAACTTTCAAGGATTACATCGATAAGTGGATGGCCGTTAAGGAGAACTCCACGGGAGGGAAGCGGCAGATCGCCAAGTTGATGCTCAATTCTCTGTACGGAAAGTTCGCGTCTCGGATTGAGAGACGCAATAAGCTGCCTGTCCTTCACAACGGGGTCGTTAAGTATGTGGCGTCCGAGAACGAGGAGCTCACAAAGCCGGTTTACACTCCCGTCGGGGTCTTCGTGACTTCCTGGGCCCGGGACTACACGATTCGTTCTGCGGCGGCTAACTTCGATCGGTTCCTTTACGCAGATACGGATTCGCTTCATTTGAAGGGTACGGAGCCCCCGGAGGGTTTGAATATCCATCCCACCCATTTGGGCGCGTGGAAGATCGAGGGTACTTTCGATAGGGCTATTTTCGTGAGGGCGAAGCAGTATTGCGAGGTTAGCGGTGGCAAGCCCGATACTCATATTGCGGGCCTTCCGAGGAAGAACCCTCACACGGGTAAGCCGTATGAGATCTGGCCGGAGGACCTGTTGAAGTCTCAGACGTATGGCGGTAAACTTGTTCCCAGGATGATCCCTGGGGGAACATTCCTAACGGAGACGCATTTCACATTCACACCAGTAAAGGAGTCATGATGCGCAAGTCCAAGACAGTCTCCCTCACCCTCCCCGTTTGGGTGGTCGAGTTCTTCGACAACTACCAGTGGGAGGTTCATGTGCCCAAGCCGGAGCTCATGAGGAGGGTTGTTACGGAGTTTGTGAAGATGAAGATTGCGGAGTCGGAGGAGGCGTCTCACCCCTCCCCCGGGCCGTTCGAGAGCTCAGACACCGAGGAGAGCTGATCGGTGCCGACGTGGGCGCTTACCGCCGGATGAGACCGGGCCCGCGACGTTGAGTTGGTTGCTCCGCCGAGGCTTCTCGGCAGTCTGTGATAGTATGGGCTATGAGTGGAACTACCACTCATAGCCCATACGTTTGCATGGAGGTATCATGGATTTTGAAGGTCTCCTTCAGTCTCTGATCAATCCTGGCGAGGAGGGGCCGTCGGAGACGATCTATGACGATCTCCGTGCCGCCTACAACGCTGTCAAGGACAAGGCTGACAGTGCTGGCGCCAAGATTTCGGAGCTGACTGACTCCAACTCTGCTCTTTCCAAGACTGTCGACGGTCTGAAGAGCAAGAATTATGACTTGCTCGAGGCCATCGGCGCGGGCGGGGATAATGCCGGCGATGCCGAGTCGCACGGCGACGACACGAGCGATGCTGACGACGGGGACGACGGCAGCATCGCCTCCTTCTTCTCCAAGCCTAAGGAGGCCTGACCATGACGCTCCCCAGCGGTCGCATTCGCGACTTTGACAACATCGAGATTCTGAACAGGATCCGCAACGACGCCACTTCCGACTATCAGCGGCGCATCCCGGCGGCTACTAAGGGTAGTGTCGCCGACGTCGTTCAGCAGCTGACGTCGTACACCCCTCATTTCAACGAGTTCACCGACGCGCTGATTAACCGTGTCGGCACGTACATCACCCGGGATATCACGTGGAATAACCCCCTGCGTGAGTTCAAGCGAGGCATGCTGAACTTCGGTGACACGATCGAGGAGGTGCAGACGGGTCTGGTCTCCTCCTACACGTACAACTCCGAGCGCGACTACATGGAGAAGGATATCTTCGGCGCTCACAAGCCGAATGTCGCCTCTCAGTTCCACACTGTGAACCGTCAGGAGTATTACAAGATCACGGTGAACCGCGATCAGCTTCGTCGCGCGTTCCTGGACGAGTCGGGTCTGCAGAACTACCTGAGCCAGATTCTGGCGTCTCCGACGACTTCCGACCAGTGGGATGAGTTCCTTCTGACGTGCTCGCTGTTCGCCGAGTACGAGAAGAACGGCGGCTTCTACCACGTGAAGGTGCCGGACCTTCGGAGCCTGACCGCGACAGAGTCGGATGCGAAGCAGCTGATCAAGCGGGTCCGTGCGATGACGGACAATCTGACGTTCCTGTCCCGTCAGTACAACGCCGCGCGCATGGAGACGTTCGCCAAGCGGGAGGATCTGATTCTCATCGTCACCCCTGAGGTGAAGGCGAACATCGACGTCGAGGCCCTGGCGGCTGCGTTCAACCTCTCCCCCGTCGACATGTACGCCCGTGTCATCCCGGTTCCCGCCGAGCAGATGGGTATCGACAAGGCTCAGGCGATTCTGACGACGAAGGACTTCTTCGTCATCGCCGACAACCTCCTGGAGAACACCAGCCAGCCGAACCCGGTCAGTCTGGGCACGAACTACTTCCTCCACCATTGGGAGGTCATCAGCACGTCCCTGTTCGTTCCCGCGGTCATGTTCTGGACCGGCGATGACGATCAGAACATTCGCGTCCGTCCCGGCGCCAACCTGGCTCTGGGCGGTTACACCGCTACTCAGGAAGGCAAGCCTGTGGGTGCTGCTAACAAGGCGATTCCGGGCGGCAACGTCGAGGTGACGTTCGCCGTGACCGGTGACAACACCGACGGCCTTGAGTTGGGTATCGACTACGCGGTGTCGGGTGCGAACTCGCAGCGGACGAAGATCGATAACGAGGGCATCCTGCACCTGGGCCAGGATGAGGATGCTGACGCGGTCACCGTCACCGCCACGCTGGTCTACCGCGACAGCGCTAACGTGAAGAAGACGATCGCTTCGAAGACTGCGTCGATCGCCGTCGACAAGGCGAAGGCTGTGAAGGTCTGGCCGAAGAAGTGACGCCACCTCCTGCGTGTGGTACACTGGTGCCGTGGGCAGGGTAGCCCGTCGGTGAGGTCCTTCCTCCTTTCTGCCTCACCGGCGAAGGGCCGGTCCGGGTCGAGTTTGAGCTCCCCGGGCCGGCCCATTAACCTATGTGCTATACTCTATATATGCCTACAGCTTATGACCCGCCGGAGGATATCGGCTCGTTCGGGATGGGCTTCGACTACTCCGTCTGGTCCCCCAATACTGAGGTGTACCTGACTAACGTCGTCTGGGATCAGGAGTACCGCGACGTCGTCTGGTATGACAACTATGACGAGGCGTTCAACGCCATCGTCAACGAGTACTCCTCGCGCATTGAGGTGAAGTCCCTGACCTACTGCGCCCAGGGCGCCCCGATCCGTATTCCTATCCCGTTCTCCAAGGCCAACCAGTACAACTACTTGGTGGCCCGTAACAACCGTGACGCTTATAATTCGCGGAATACATTCTTCTACTTCATAACCTCCGTCGACTACATCGCCCCCGCCACCACTCAGATCACAGTGCAGTTGGACGTCTGGCAGACGTACATGCACCAGTTCAATGTTCGCCGCTCCTACTGCGAACGTTCCCATATGGCGATAGCCGCCGAGAACGGGTGGGACTATTACGGGCAGAAGTACATGACGGTGCCCGAGGGTCTGGACCTAGGCTCGGAGTACCAGATCGTCGACGTGAACAGGAAGGTCATCGCCTCCACTCCGAGCGCCGGCAAGATCGATACGGCCAACTTCGACATCATCATCGCTTCGACGGTGGACCTCACCCAACCCTACGGAGATGAGAAGAATCCGACCTTCACCGCCTCCAAGGGGAGTTTCGCCGAGGGTGTGCCGAACGGGACGTCCATATACGCGATGAAGGCGGATTGGTTCCGCGTGTTCACGAACGCCATGTCCCTGGTGCCGTGGGTATCCCAGGGCATCGTGTCGATCACGGCGATCCCGAAGGGTGTCATCAACTTCGATGAGATCAAGGACCTGAAGGTCAAACTGCCGGGAACGTCTGGCGTGGACCCGAAGGGTGGTGACACGCGCATTTCCCGCCAGGGCGCCGAGGTGTACGACTTGGAGAAGGGGATCGGTGAGAAGGGGCTGGTCAACAACAAGTCGATCACTCTCACCGATAAGTTGCGTAAGGATGACATTCTTCCCGCCAGGTACCGGCACTTGTGGAAGTTCTGGACCAGCCCGTATCTCCTGGTGGAGGTGACCACGTTCTCCGGCACTCCCCTCCTGTTGAAGCCGGAGATGATTCAGTCGGCCGGTCTGGCGGTGACCCAGTGGTCTCACGTGGTGCCTCCGAACCCTCGCATCATGTTCACGGTGAACTCTCTTGGTCAGCGAACTCGTGGACACATGGATCAGTACGACGGTTGGTCGGAGCATTTCGACGTGATGACCGGGTTCACGAATCTGCCGACGTTCAGCCTGACGAACAACAGCTATCTGATGTTTCAGGCGCAGAACGCGCACTCGATCGCCTACCAGCATCAGAGCGCTGAGTGGTCGCAGCAGAGGGCCCTGCACGGCGCCCAGACGCAGTTCAACCAGGCCAACGCGGCTATCGCCCAGGCGGGCCAGCAGACGGCGTTGAACAACTCCTGGAACCAGGACATCGCCGGCTACAACGCCCGCATGGGGCTGCAGAAGGCGGGTATCGGCGTCGGCGGCCAGGTGATCGGGTCGACCCTCATGGGGCTCGCCAACGGCGGCCCTCTGGGTGCCCTGGCGGGTCTTGGCGGCTCCGCGTTGTCGGGGGCTTCCACGATGGCGCAGGCGGGCATGACGTACTCGCAGCAGGTGAACACGGCGCGCATGTCCGCCGAGCAGGCTTCCGCGCTGACGAACCTGAACCAGGGGTACATGCGCTACAACGCTGACACGAACCTGGCCTACGCCAAGTACGCGGCGAACGGCGACTACGCGAACGCCATCGCCGGCATCAATGCCCGCGTTCAGGACGCCCAGACGATCGCCCCGACGACGTCGGGTCAGGTCGGCGGGGATGCTTTCATGCTGGCTGCGGAGTCGTGGAGCATCGTCGAGCGCCTCAAGTTCATCCCTGAGGATGCTGTGCGGCGCATCGGGGAGTTCTGGCTCCGGTACGGGTACGCGATGAACTCGCCCGTGGTTCCCCCGGGCGACTTCCGTTGCATGGAGCATTTCACGTATTGGAAGATGACGGAGATGAACATCTCCCGGTCCACGATGCCTGAGACGTTCCGTCAGACGATCAGGGGTATTTTCGAGAAGGGTGTCACCGTGTGGCACAAGGACCAGACGATGATCGGCCGCATCGACTGGGCGAACAACAAGCCGCTTAAGGGGATCATATGGTGAAGCGAAACGGTGAACGGGATTGGGTTCGCAAGGAGATTTACGAACCTTTCGTCAACGGCGGTCGTTTCAAGAATAACCCGTCGATCAACCGCGAGGCTCTGCTGGTCCGCATGTACAAGCGGATCATGTCGGAAATGTGCGTGAACCGCTTCTCCTGGTCGGGCCTTCCGGACACTGTGGACCGCCGCTACTTGGAGGCGACCCTCATGTACGACGGGCTGGCCGTGTTCTACTTCGATGAGGAGTTCGACAGGTTCATGGCGCTTCGTGCCACGGGGCTCGGCCAGGTGAACATGTACGATAACCCGACGAATTTCACAGTGTACGGCAATCAGGTGTTCTCCAAGACTCTTGACGCCAGGCACTGCGTGCCGATCTGGTCGAACTATCTGCGGGAGCCTGATTGGGACATCATCGACATCTACTCTCAGAGGCTCGCGGCGTTCGACCGCACTCTCGAAGTGAACATGCTGAGCGCGCGCCATCCGTTCGTGTTCTCAGTTGATAACAACGAGTACCAGTCGTTCGTGAATGCTTTCCGCAAGGTCGCCGAGGGGCAGCCAGTCATCTTCGGCACTGAGGCGCTCTCCCCCGCCGCGCTGGCGGAGAAGGTGACCATGTTCGACGTCGGATTCAAGCCCCACCAGATTCAGGACGTGATGGAGGCCAAGGTGAAGACCTGGAACGAGGCCCTCACACTACTGGGCATCATGAACGTCAACTCCGAGAAGCGGGAGCGGATGGTGGCCGAGGAGGCCAGCGGCTCCTCCGGTCAGGTGTTGGCGATGCGCGCCGTCGCCATGAATGCTCGCAAGTACGCGTGCGAGCATATCAACCGGATGTACGACCTGCAGGTGGATGTGAGGTGGAATCTTGATGAGTCTCAGCCCGCGGATGCTCAGAACGCTATGCTTGCCGCAGCCGCTCTCGGGGGTATTGGAGATGCTCTCGACAAGGGCAACCCCGACTTGGGGACGACGGACCAGCAGGAGTTGAACCCGAACAATGGCTGACTACACGCTTGAACTGCGCAAGGTGGTGGAGATCGTCGGTCCGCTCAACGTCGGGCTGAACGAGTACCCGATCTTCGACGAATCCTACAGAGACTCGTTGAACCAGAAGATTCTGGACCACTACTGGTACAACGAGATCGCGCATGAGTCGATCGACATGTTCATCCACCAGTTGAAGGTGAAGATGAATGAGATCATGCCGTTCTACAATCAGCTGTACGAGTCGGAGTTGGTCGACTTCGACCCGATGGTGACTCACGACGTGCATTCGACGGGGGATTCCACGCAGGACACGACCCAGGACATGCACACGAAGCAGAACGCGGAGCAGACGCTCAGCAGCGACTCTCGGGTGTCTTCTTCGGAGGAGTCGAAGGCTCGCACTGTGCAGTCTCAGATGCCGCAGACGCGCCTGTCCGGTCATGACGACTACGCGACGGCCGCCAACGACACCTCGTCGAAGGGGAGCGGCCAGAACCATTCCAATTCGGCGACGCAGGATCAGCAGAAGCGGTCCTCCGACACCGCGACGACGACGGGGACTAAGGCCGGGAATGTCACACGATCGTGGGGGTATAATACTCCTAAGGCCGACCTCCTCCAGAAATGGCGCGAAACCTTCCTCAACATTGACATGTCCGTTATCTCGGAGCTGGGAGGCCTATTCATGCAAATCCGATCTTCAGGAGACGAGTACGTGAACGGATGGGGCTATGGACTATATTGATAACAAGTACCAGCTGACCCCTGGTGACTACAGGGTTACGAACGTCACGCCGTTCACCTACCGCGACGGGTACACCTACCTCCAGCTCATGGAGGAGATGCGCTCGTGGGTGAGTGAGGGGCTGGTCAACCAGTTCTCCGCGAAGATGCAGGGGTTGGCCTCCGACTACAACCAGGCCGTCTCCAGACTCCTCGTCGACGTGCGCAAGGAGATGGAGGGGTACCACGCCCTCCCCTCTCAGGTTCGCGAGATGCTGTCGGCCGCCATCGCCAAGTACGATGACGAGTTCAACACGTTCGAGAACGATCTGAAGGCGCTCGTCAAGAAACACTTCGAGTCGGATGAGGCGCATGTCTTCAACTGGCTTCGAGGAGAGAGCTCCACACTCCAGGAGCTCATCAACGACATGCACAACCGGTACACGGTCGGCGGTCTCCTCGCCGAGGACTTCAGTCAGCTGGGGCTCACCGCCCAGGAGCTGGAGGATGCGCCGCTGACGATCTCCGAACTGGAGACGATCGGCAAGTACGTGATGCCAGCGCTGTCCCCGAACTACGGGTTCTCCCCCGTGACGGGGCAGTACAAACGTGTCATCGACATCGTTTACGACGTCTACGAGGCTCAGTTCAAGGGCGGCGACCAGATCACCTCCAAGGACCTGAACTACATCGATAACCTGAACATTCCGGACCTCCAGCGCATGGTGGTCTCCTGACAGAGAGGCAGGCTCAATATGCCCGCAACCAACAAGACAGAGAACTTCAACCTGCCGCTCTACGTGGCATCCGACCACTTCAGCGTGCTGGGTGACTTCAACTCCGCCATGAAGGAGATTGACAAGGGGCTCGGTGGTGCGACCGTCACCGCCAAGGCGGCGTCCCGTGACGCGACCAGCGCCCTGACGACGGCGAACGCCGCGTCTGACGACGCTCACAGTGCTCGTGAGGCTGCCCAGTCGACCTTGTCGGTATCCTCGCAGGCGAAAGCTGACGCGACCCGCGCGTTCGACATGGCGACTAAGGCGACCACCGCCTCCGAGACGGCCAACACGAGCGCCATCGAGGCGAACAAGGTCGCCTCGTCGGCGGCCGCCAGGGCCAAGGAGGCTCGCGACCGGGCCGACGCCGCACTGGACACCGCCAACGCTGCCAACACGGCTTCCATCGACGCCAAGACCACCGCTAACGCGATCTCCGGCCAGGCGGTCCAGGCCACCCAGGCCGCCAACAGGGTCGGCGCCCTGCACAAGCGGTTCAAGGAAGTTACCGCCGGGTCCGGTGACCGTACGCTGTCCACTCCCGAGGAGCGGCCCGTCACGGTCATGGAGTTCGACCTCGATTTCGACGCCGACGACGTGTGGATCATCGTGGCGATCATGCGTCACACCGTCCACAACGTTCAGGACACGCACTTCGACATTCGTGTCACCGGTCCCAAGGGTCAGCGCCGTTGGAGCTCCTTCGTCGCAGGCTATGGGCCGTGGCCGGAGGCGATGGTCTACTCGCAGGGCACGGGTATCTTCGAGGCTTTCGAGGGTCCGGGCCGGTACCACATCGAGACCGTGTTCCTGACCGACAAGAATCACAGCACCCGGTTCGACCTGTCGAACTGCATGATGCGGGCCCACTGATCTGGGCGCGATCAACGGCGGGGCGTCGGGTGATCCTCGACGCCCCGCACCTTATAGGAGGAACTTATGGCGTGGGATGACAAGCATAAGGCGTGCATCATCGCAACCCTGGCGACCGTCGAAGCAGGGTTCAACTACGGGATCATCACAGCTCCCGACACACTGTCGCTGGGCATCGGTCAGTGGACCCAGGGACGCGCCTACGACTTGCTGCAGCAGTTCCCCGACAAAAACGTGTTCGGCCCCACGATCCGCTCCTGGCTGGCCGCCGGCAAGGGAACGTGGACGATGGCGCGCAAATACCAGTCCCTGGGAGGCACCGATAGGCAGAAACTATCAGCGGCGCTGGCCTCAGAAGAAGGCAAGAAGATACAGAACAACCAGATGCGCAAAGACCTAGAGGACGAGTACATCCCCAGGCTCAAAGCCATCGGGCTCGACTCGGAGAAATACACCGAGGCCGGCATGCTCCTCATCGTCGTCATGCACCGGTGGGGCAACTACGCGCGCATCCTCAACAGACTCGTAGCCAGCGCCGGCTCGGCGCCCACCCTCGACTCCATGGCAAACGCCATCAAAGCCTCGGGGGAGTGGTACGCCGTCGGACAGAGATACGTCATCGCCTACAGGATGATCAAGAACCTCGACACGAAAGGCATCACCCTGGCGCCCGGCGACTCCGGTGGTGACAACTCCAAGGACGGTGAGGACAAGGCCAAGGAGGAGAAGAAGATCAAGCACGCCAGGACGGACGGGTCCGGTGTGCTGCGCATCTACATGTCGGATGGGTCCAACGCCGCCGCCTACCCCACCGTGGGAGGCTTCTGGAAGGCCAACGGGGCCGACCAGAAATCCGACGACGGCGACGACAAGAAAGGTGACGGCGGTGGGGGAGGCGGAGGCGGCGACTCCGGCAAGATCGGTGAGATGACCAAACTCGCCAAAGCCTCCATCGGCAAGTACGTCTACCACCAGTGGTACGAGCCGCGGCTTCACCCGGACAGGTCCGGCGTCACCGATTGCTCCGGGTTCGTATGGTGGCTGTACAATAAGGTTATGGGCATGGACATCGGCAAGGGCGGCACCACGGTGCTCATGTCCGAAGGCGGCAAGGTCATCGCCGAGGGCGGCGGCCGGTTCAACGCCACCTCCCAGATCAAGGAGGGCGATCTCATCGTCTGCCGCTGGTACTCGGGCGGCGGTCACGTCGAATACTGCTGCGAGACTGGGAAGGACACCATCATCGGACAGCGGGGCCCGGACGGCGTCCGCGGACCCGCGTACGGTCATGCCACGTCACTGTTCGGCGGTTGCAGATGGAAGCTGAAACGGTATGTCTAAGAAGTTCGACTACTACTCGTTCGACAAGATCCTCTCCCGCAACGCCGTGTTCAACATGGTCATGGGTGCTCGCGGAGTCGGCAAGTCCTACGGCGCCAAGAAGTACGTGCTCAAACGGGCGATAGAACGGGGAGAGGAGTTCATCTACCTGCGCCGCTACAAGACTGAGCTGAAAACCCGCGGCAGCTTCGTCGCCGACGTGGCTCACGAATTCCCGGAGCAGGAGTTCGAGGTTCGCAGTGGCGTGCTCTGCTGGCGCAACAAGGGCGAGGACAAAGACGCATGGCGTAAGGCCGGATACTTCCTGGCACTGTCCACGTCGGCGCAGCACAAGAGCACCCCCTACCCGAAGGTGACGACCCTCATCTTCGACGAGTTCATCATCGAGACGGGGACGATCCACTACCTGAAGGACGAGGTCAAAGCACTCCTCGATTTCTACTCCACGGTGGACCGGTACCAGGACCGGACACGAGTCCTCATGTTGTCCAACGCCATCTCCATCATGAACCCTTACTTCATCAAATGGCACATCACACCGACACCGGGTAAGGAGTTCATCACCTACGGGGACGGGTTCGTGGCGGCGCAATTCGTCGATTCGCAGAGATTCGCCTCGCAAGTGGCCACGACGCGCTTCGGTAAGTTCGTGACGGATTTCGATGGAGAGTACGCCGACTACTCGATCGATAACACGTTCGCGGACAACACTAACCAGTTCGTGCAGCGTAAGTCGGGGAGGGCCGAGTACATGTTCACCGTCAAAACCGATCTCGGAGTGTTCTCCCTGTGGATGGATTGGGGAACACTGTTCTGCCAGCAGAAACGCCCCCGGGTCGAGAAGGTGTATAATACCAATAAGATGACTCTCCGGGAGGGTGAAGTACTTATGAGTTACAGCGACAAGATCGCCGAGATGCTCCGCGGTTCCTACCGGAAGGGTCGAGTCTTCTTCGACAGTCCTCAGTCGCGCAACGCTTTCGCCGAAATCTTCGTGAGGTGATCAATGGGACATGGACCAGGATTCTTCATCGACCTGCAGGCCCTAATCACGGCAACGACATCGTTCGTCACAATCGGCGGGTTCGCTGCGTGGGTCAACAGCAGGATGAAGAGACTCAACAATCTTCTTGACGACTGGAACGGGGTCCCCGCCAGACCCGGGGTCCCCCGGAGACCTGGAGTCATGGAGCGTCTCGAGAAGATCGAGACGAAGATCGACAAACAACGTGAGGAGAATTGGTATGACCGCTCTCAAAGGATTGGTTGACCCCAAGGTTCGCCAGTACCTGTACCGGGTCGCTATCGCCGGCTGCGGCGTTCTCGCCGTCAAGGGCGTCCTGACCAAGGACGTCATCGACGTCATCACCCCGTTCCTGGCGGCCCTGTTCGCCGTCGCGGACGCCAACGTGGAGACCTCCCAGGAGGGCTGAGATGAGCCTTCAGTCGGACGCCTCACAAATCGCATGGGACATCACCCAGAACCCGTGCGTGGGCTACTCGCAGCCCGAGCGCCTGACGATTTGGAACCTCCCCTCCCCCACCTCCCAGGCGGTCAACGTCAACGTCGACTGCAGCGAGCTGGTGGTGTACTGCTTCAACAATGCCGGCCTGCCGGACCCACTGCCCAAGTCCATGTGGACCGGCAACGAGGTGGCGTGCATGACCGAGCGCGGCTTCACAGCCGAGGAGTGGTACCCGGGAATGCCCGTCGAGGACGGGGACGTTCTGCGATCCGATGGGCACACGGCCATCGTGTGCAACGGATGGATCTGCGAGGCGTGGATCAGCGAGTTCGGCGACATCGACGGATACGCCGGAGACCAGACGGGCGGTGAGGTCAGGTGCGCATGCTCCTATCTCAACCATCCGCTCACAATCGGTGCTCAGTGGACGCACCGGATCAGATACGACGGTTCCTACTACGCAGAGGATGATCTCGATATGTCGGAGAACACCGATCTCCTGAGGGAGATTCGCGACAGGCTCGTTGAGGTCTCGGACCAGACGGGTGCCGGTATCGCCGGCCGCCGCTGGGACGGCCCCATCGTCAGCCAGCTCAAGGACGCCAACAGCACCCTGAGCAGCCTCGTCGACACGTTCAGCCCCGGTAAGGAGGGGGTCCGTAACCCCGGCTCCGCCTTCTACCTGCTGTACCAGATCAGCGATGGTATTCAGAAGGTCGCTAAGAAGCTCGCCGGGGGTGACGCGTAACCATGAGTGCGATCCTGACCGGCCGCCTCACCGACGCGGCCGGTCGGGACGCCGCCGGCACACTGACGGTGGCGCCCGACCCACGAGTGGTGACGACCGCAGCCGGCGTCATCGTCAAACCCTTCACGGTGGATGTGGAGGGTCAGTTCAGTGTGCCCGTCGAGATCGCGGGGCCGTACACGAACCCTCCGGAGCCGTGGACGCACCACATCATTCTGAAGCGGGGGAGGGTGAAGGTTCTCGACCTTCACGCCCCGTTGCACGACGGCACCAACTTGCTGTCGCAGCTCGTCGCCCACGAGCCCGTGTCCCCGCTGCACACCACGCAGATCGAGATCGACGTCGCCAAGGCGCGCGACCAGATGATGAAGATCAGGGACGACATCGCCAAAGGCATGATCCGCGGCCCCGTCGGCCCGCAGGGACCCAAGGGCCCCGTAGGAGACCCCGGCCCTGAAGGACCCAAGGGTGAACGCGGCAACCGCGGGCCCTCCGGGCCCCGCGGCGACGTCGGCCTCCGCGGACCCGAAGGAAACCCTGGACCTCCCGGCAAGGATGGGCAGCGGGGCCTGCCCGGCCCCAAGGGCGAACCCGGCCCCATCGGACCCAAAGGAGAGCGTGGTGAACGGGGCGTATCGGGAAACACTGGGCCTGCAGGGCCCATGGGCCCGCAAGGGCCGACCGGGGCTAAAGGCGAGCCTGGTCAGAAAGGTCCCCAGGGCCCCATCGGTCCCACTGGTCCCGCCGGACCGGCCGGTCCCAAGGGCGATCCTGGCCCTGCCGGCCCCGCCGGGAGCGGCGTCGACCCGCTCGACGACTACTGGAAGATGTCGTCGAACTGGATTGTCGGGTCGGCTCTGAAAGTCGTCGGCTCCTCCCTCGTGGCGTCCAAGTCCGAGGACAGGAACTATGAGGCCAACATGGCCAAGGGGCCACGGTTCACGGGGCCCCAGGGCTGCTCGTACCGGATCACCGCGCTGGCTGTGGCACAGGGACCCTCCCGGGCCAGGTTCTGCGTGTCGTACTACACGATCGCCGACAACAAGTGGAAGGAGAACGTGTACGCGGACACCATCGAGATTCCGGGGAATTCGCAGCCGTACCCGGTCGACGTCCGCGTGTCGGTGCCGTACAAGCCCGGCACGAACCTGCAGTTCATTGTTAATATTCGTACTGTGGAGGGGTGCACCCTCTCCAACTGTGTGGCCTACGCGGACACGCAGTTCGACGCAGTAGCAGACAACATGAAACGCAGCGCCGACGCCGTCTCCAACCTCACCGGGCGCATGGCAACCCTCGAAGGTGCCACGCGCACCAACGCCAAGGCCGCTTCCGACGCGAAAGCCTCCGCCGACGCGGTCCAAGCCATCGCGCAGAGCGCCCAACGAGACGCCGCAGCACTGCAGCCGAAGATCACAGCCCTCGAAGAAGCCGACCGGCAGATTCAAGGAATGATCCAACGCGACCGGGAAGCCCTCGCCGAAGTACGCGTCATCGGAACCAATGCCAGAAGCGCCGCCGACCAGGCGACAACGAAAGCCGCTGACGCTGCGAACAACCTCCTCGCACTCCAGAAGCAGATCGAGAACGTCAAGAAAGACCAGGCCGCAATCCAAACAAAAGCCGACCTGGCAGTATCCACGGTCAAAAAGATCGAAGGCATCAAAGCCTACACCGACGTCAATAACTGGGCCCCTTCCAGCACATTCCTCGACGAACAGAACTACATCGGATACGGATCCAAAAACCTAGACCACTCCATAACCGACGGATACACACAGGTCATCGATACCCGTGACGGCGCCGAATGGTGGTGGAGCTGGAATATCTGCGGATGGACACCCCTATGGCAATTCTCGTGGATGGTATGGCCAGGCGCCGACTCGTGGATCCAACCATACTTCCAACTGCACAACTCCACCGAAGGAACGTGGGGCGACAAGATGTGGTTCCCCAGACAGGAATGTTCACAGGGCAAATACCAATTCCTCCTGTGGAGCAAGGACGTGCCCCAGTACGACGACACCAAATGGGACGGGGTCTGCGTAGGAGCCCAAATGAAAGGCGGAATCCGACACTGGACCCGCTTCCCCAGAGCCCGATGGTTCATGCCCTACGACGCCATCCGCTCCGGCGTGTGAAGCCGTAGGAGGCCCGTAGACGGCACAGAAAAGCTCCCCCAGTACATCGTACCGGGGGAGCTCTTCTAGGCCCTCAGCGTGGCTCACACGAGGCTGTAGGAGTAGATGGCGGCCAACACCCCCATCACCTCAGGCGAACGGCGGAACGTCTCGTACCCTCCAGGCGTGTCCACCGTCCACAGACACTCGTCAAACTTCGAAGCGCACAACTGAATGGTGATCACACTGTCACGGTAGACAACGCTGTGATTCACCACGTCAATCACCGGCGCCCCACCGAAACGGGTCTGAATCTTCTGAGCCAGCTCCTTCATCATCTTGAACTCAGTCATCGTAATCTCCTTCATATGAGTGCATGTACTGCGGAACCGTATTCGGAAGCATACCGTACTCGGACTCAACCCAACGGTACGCCCCATCCTGTGTCGTTGTCTTGTCTCCGTTATGGGATTGAATATCCCAATCCTCAGGGCCATTCACCCGAACCCTGTTCCCATCGAAGAACACGGCGCACGAGTCGAAATCGACCTGGAACCCATCCAACTCCTTCAACGGCTGAAACGACTCGATGAAAATATTCAACTCCTCCCACGGGTCATAATCCATCAGCGGTCCCCCCATTCAAGCACACTCTGAAAATATGAATCCAAATCATCCTCAATATGAGAGAACCCATCGGGCTCAATCACAAGATAACCCACCAGCCGTCCGCTCCGCCTCACAGGGTTAATCTCACGGGCACCCATGAAAACGATGCAATTCTCCAAATCAACCCCGAAAGACTCACACGGATCGGCATAGAACTCGCAAATCTTAACAGTATCCTCGAAATCCGACTCCACACTCATAATCAATGCCCACCCCCGGGAGCTGCCTTGTTAATGAAATCAACGAACGACTGATCGTACTGAACGCCGGTCTGCTTCTGCACATTCTCGAGCTGAGACACCATGTGGTTGTAACGCTCCACCTCCATCCGGTTCTCATAACGCATACCACACCAGAAACAGGCCAGCATACAAAGAATGATGAGCAGAAACTCGATGAACTTATCCATGATCAGATCTCCTTTCCAATAAACATGGACGCTATGTCGTTGAATGAGGCGACGGTTCCCGATTGACCGCCAACCTCGATACGGAACCTGTCAGGCTCCGGGCGGTCCCTCCATATTACCATGCCCCCGGCATAATCGCAAGTAAGAAAGTTATCATCACAATGGCTAACAGAACTGTTAGCCAAAGCGACGGCGGCAACCATCGGCCAATCATCACTGAGGGTGAATCGCGTCTTCATACGGAGTAATATCCTTCATCTTCAAATAAACGAAAACAGGCTGAATCTCATCATCGGCGACGATCCACAAGTAATCCTTCACCAGTTGGATGCACTCATGAAGATCGCAGTTCAGCTGCCCCTTGTTCAACGGCATCGTCGAAGCGGCGGAGATATTCGCAGTGATCTCATGGAACTGAATCAGGGTCTCACGATTCTGCACAATAGTCTCAGCCAACAGCACACGATGAGCCGCATAATCAGGCAACTCCTCAGTGAAAACGAGGGCAACGCCCTGAGTGACTTTCGAACCAGCCATGATCAATGCCTTTCAGTAGTGTCAATCCAAACAGTAACCGGAAACGCCTCACGAGGGGCCACCTTGCAAGGCCTGTCTTCGTTAAGACTCAGTATACCCCTATTCGACTCGATATTGAGATGCCTATCGTGAACAGCCCAATTCTCAAACCATTGCCCACAATGCTCACACCTGATCAGAGCCTTATTCATCCTGAAACGCTCCGAGTGCAGTGACTTGGTCATAGTAACTCCCTTTCAATAAACAGGTCAGTAGGGCCAGGAGAGGCGATGCAGCAGAGCGCACGACTCAGTGGCCGCCCCCTCATCGAGGATAGGAACGATAGCAAGCTCGAGGTTAGCGTGCGCAAGGTAGGCATCATGGGCGAGTTTCTCGATATAAGCCCAAATATCCTCGTCGTCCACCACGTAATCGTAAGCGTCGTCCCAACCGTCAGGGATTTCCAGAAGCTCGATCGAATCGGCCCCGCAACTGTCGCCGATCTTGTAAAGGACCCAGGGGTCACCAGTACTCGGGGCGTGAGTGGAATAGACGGCACCGAGCTCGATGGTCTTGAGATCAGGGTCTACAACCCTGTAAATCGCCATTCTCATTTGGCTACTCCTTCCTCGTTGGTTTGTGGCCCATCATAGCACACACGCCCCGGCACAACACATCGAGTGCTGTGACTTGTGGCAC